TGCAGAACCATCCAGAGATGGAAGAGCACCAGTCAACTGACTTGCAGGAAGTGTTCCATAGAATGATGTTGCAGATACAATACCAGCAACAGTCAGTGCCTCAGTAATAATAGTAGTTTTAATTCCTACATCACCACTAGAGTTAATAAACTGCCTAACATTACCTTCACCATCAGACAGAACAACATTATTAGATAAAGCTCTAATATCTAAATTATTCTGATTGCCATTGTATGCACCAAGTAGAACGTTATAAGATCCAGATGTAAGATTCTGTCCTGCTCGGTCACCAATAGCTACATTATACTGACCATTGTTTACTGCATAGTGTGCAAGTTGTCCGATAGAGATATTATGTCCATCTCCACCATTATTTGTACCTAATGCTTGATCACCAATAGCAATATTGGCAGCGCCGTTGCCACCAGTCAAGTTGCCAATTTTTATATTCTCTCCACCTGTACCAAACTTAATTCTAGTTGGTGCGCTTATCTCTCCGTTTAATACAATATTACCATCAAGATCAATATTACCCTTAACGGTAAGCATCTGTGTTGGTATAGTTGTACCAATACCAACCTTAGAAGTTGTACCAATACCAACTCCATTTGTTCCCTCAAAGAATCCTGTTGCACCACCACTGAATGTTGCAGTTATAATTGCAACTTGTCCAGTCTGAGTAACAAGAATATTATCACCAGCGGTAATTGTGGTGACACCTAC